CGTAGAAGATGCCGCCGCGCACCTGTTTAAACAAACTGGCGCTTTGGTGGTGGCGGTCTTTAAAGTGAATGCAATGTTTGGGACACGCATTGTTCACAGGGCGTACACAAAAAATGGTCGAGATCGCACCAACGATAATTTAGATGTACTTCTGTTTTCCCCTAACGCCAGTAACAATGCCGATGTAGTTCGACTTATGGCAAGCGAGATTCCTTGTGGGGAATACAAAGCAGCGCAGTCGGAAATGGGTTTGTGGTACATCGCAAAAGGTGTTGCGTATACATGCCGAATTGCTGTACCACCAGAGCCTGGTCGGTTTGTCGGACAGATCACAGTCGGCTGGGCAGAAAAGCCAATCGATGAGGAGCAAACAAAGGCAATGTTGCAAATTGCCGCAACGATGTTATCAAGGAGTAAACAATAATGGATTGGCTTAAACAAATCGCACCGACAATCGCCACGGCAATGGGTGGCCCACTAGCAGGCATGGCAGTGTCTGCCATCAGCAAAGCCATCGGCGTAGACCCTGACAAGGTAGGCGACCTGATCTCCAACAACAAGCTGACAGCAGAACAGATTGCTCAAGTCAAGATTGCGGAGATTGAGCTGCAAAAGCAAGCGCAAGAGCTTGGCCTAAACTTTGAAAAGCTGTCTGTAGAAGACCGGAAGTCTGCGCGTGACATGCAAGCAGCGACAAGATCAATCGTGCCGCCTGCGCTGGCTGCAATCGTCACTGTTGGCTTTTTTGGTATCCTTGGCATGATGCTGTTTGGCAAGGTCGATAGCGGCAACCCAGCAATTCTGATGATGCTGGGATCACTTGGCACTGCTTGGACGGGCATCATTGCCTATTATTTTGGCTCATCTGCTGGCTCACAAGCTAAGACGGATTTGCTTTCTAAAGCCCCTGCAATCAAATGAAGGAGATGATATGAAATTAGATGGACTTTACAAAAATATCCAAGACAAAAGGGCAAGAATTGCCGCTGGCTCTGGCGAGACAATGAGGAAGCCTGGCACAGAGGGCGCACCTACTGCCAAAGCATTTAAAGAGTCTGCCAAGACTGCAAAGCCTGAGAAGAAGAAATGACTCCGCACTTCACGCTGGCAGAGCTGACGGCCACCAGCCACAGGCAGTTTGACAACACGCCAAACGAGTCTGAGACTGCCAATCTTCAGCGGCTGGCTGAGTTTTTAGAGCAAGTCAAAGAAGCGCTAGACGGCAAGCCTGTGATGATTAACTCTGCTTTTCGATCAAAGCAAGTTAACGACAGCGTAGGCAGCAAGGACACAAGCCAGCACCGGACGGGTTGCGCTGCTGATTTTAAAGTGCCAGGCATGACCCCAGACGCTGTGGTGAGGGCAATCATTGCGGCTGGCTTGCCCTACGACCAGATTATCCGTGAGTTTGACGCATGGACACACATCAGCATCAGCGACACACCACGAAAGCAAGCGTTAATTATTGATCGGGCGGGGACTCGCCCTTTCGCATAAGTTTGCGGTAGGCAGCAATAGCGTCCTTCAAGTCGCACTGAAGCTGTTCAATCCGGTCATTCTGCTGGATCATCTTTTCGGTTGCTTGCTGCGCGAACTCCGCTAGGCTTTTTTGCGACCACGTTCTGAAGTTTGACATGTTCTTCCGTTGTGAATTTGTGTCCATTGCCGCATTGTCGGCGGCGTAGTGTAAAGCCTTCCTTGGCTCTTGTGTCTTCCACAGTGCTCCAAACTTTACCTTCACAAATTGGGCAATTCAAGCGTTTTTCTCCTTTAGTTTGTCTTCAATGGCTCGGGCAATCTTATGCAAGCCCCAGCATTCCTCTGATGGGTCACAGGCATTAATTTCCTCCTCCGTCAGCCCTACCCAAGGTTTCTTGTAAACCTGTGTATTGTCATCATCATCATTGTCAATTGGGTTCATATTAGCAAGCTCCATATCCAAAGCCCCGTAAAAAACAGCAGCAGAACGACCACCATTAGCGCCACCAACACAAAGCCAACGACAACGCTGCCCACTGTTTGCCACACTTCCGACACTGGCTCAATGTCGGCAGGGACGGCAGGCCAAGGCTTGACCTTGCGAACAGGGCAATCTGCCCCTTGGTGGCAAGGCCCATCACAGCAATTCATGCTTGCCTCGCTTTCAGCATGGCGTCTGCCAATGCGTATGCTTGCGCGGCCACCTCATCCGGCGTGCTGCCTGAAGATACCTGCTTAAACACAGTACCAGAGCTGATAAAAGATGCCGCAAAAAAGTCGCGTTTGGTCATGCCTGTGCCGTTATGCCTTGTGGGAAACGCTGCCCCACCTGTTTCTGTAGTCATGTGGCCTCCGTATAGGCTTTAAGGCGCTTTATTCGATTCTTGTTATACGCCACCAGTGCGGACGCATATTCGACCCCAGATTCAGCCCTTAGCAGGGCAAATTCTGCCTCTTTAAGCTCCAGCGCTATAGCTTGGGCAGGGGTAAGCACCTTAAAAACTTCAAGCAATTTAGGCAATTTCATAGTGTCCACTCTCTTTCTGGGTGATTGGAGTTTGACTTCACTGTCTTGCCGGTCAAACGGATCAGGCCAAGTTTCTGCATTTCTTTCAAGCGCCTGGAAATCTGGTTAGGGTCAAGCCGTGAGTAAAACGAGATGCCATCCTTGCCCAAAGGCCCAATCGTAGAAAGCGCTTCCAAAATTTGAGCGTAGTGGGAGCTGACATCTGTGATGGATGCTGCCGCCTCATGTGATGTTGCTGGGTCACTATTACGCACCCGTGGAAATTCCGGTAATGGGAAAATCTTTTTGAAAACGTCTTTGTAGTCCATGATGTGCCTTAAAAAAAAGGGGACTTACGCGCCAGGCAACTGCGGGAAGCACAGCGCTGCCCCAAAATATTAGAACGGAATATCGTCTTTCATGTCATCAAACCCGCTGTCAGTGCGAACAGGACGGGGCGGGGCAATGTAAGCCTCTGGCTCAAATGGGCGCTGTTCAAAGCAATGAAACCAGCCTTCAAAGTTTTTGCTCACAGGTTGACTTTCCATTTTTATCTTAATCCTATCTCCGTCAATCCACAAAGTGCCGTGCGTAGTCCAAAATGTTTTTTTCTCGCCTTGCATTTCGTATTCACGGGCGGCAAATTTAATGTCGTATTTCATAATTTTTCAAGTTCCTTAATTTTGCTTTCCATCTCGCCAAGAAATTTAACCACTTCAGTTTCCAGCCCTGCCACATAGACAGGATCGTAGACCTCGCGCACAACAAACATTTGCAGTCGTTCTGGCAGTCGCGGGTCGTAGCTGACAAAATCGCACCAGTGCCGCCTTGTGCAGGCCATCTGCCACTGGACTTGTGGCCGGTGCTTTGTCGGCATCTTTTTGGCAAGCAAAATATCCAAATGGTTGGCAGTGTTCAAACACTTGATTTCGATCAAGCCCGAGTCGCCCACCAAGCCATCAGGAGAAGCCCCAGACTGCTCAATTGACGGATGGGTGACAAAGCCTTCGGCTTGCACTAAAACGCCTTGTGCGGCCTCATACGCAGACAACGCCATTGGCTCAGTGTCTGTGCCGTGCTGCATTGCAGCATTGCTGTACGACTCGGCAGCAGCGCCTGTCAGCCTTTCGCAGATCAACAGCGCCATGTAGTTGGCACGGCTGGCTGAGTAGCCTGACTGAGTTTTGCTAATGATGTCGCTGATGCGGCTGGCGGTTACCTTGCCCAATCGGGCGGCAAACCATTCGGGTGTGCGCTGATCCATTAGACTGCTCCCAATTTCTTTTTCATGGCATCCTTGGCCTTGATGATTGTGTTTTGCCAGGCTTCATCACCCTTACAGGCGGCGTAGCCTTCTTTAAAAGCCTTAATTAACGCTGGGGCATCAGCGGCTGCATTAATGGCGCTGAGATGGTCTGTCAGCCCGTCCACTGTCCTGATCTCTGTGCGGCGGCTGGCGCTGTTGCCATCATCATCCTCGGGTGCGATGCCGCAAGCTGCCATGAGGCTATAGCGCCTTGCGTATGTAAGTGCGCTGCCGTAGCCCTGTGGGTCTTGCTTGCTTGCTGGCACATGGAGAATGCCGCACTCCAGCGTTTCGCCAGATTCGTGGACAAAGACTGTTTCCACCATCACTCCGTTGTCGCAGTCGTAGCATTTCTGGATCAGGGCTATGCCAGCAGCGTTAAGGCTGCTCATAACAGCATCAACGCAAGCGGCAAGGTCTGCGTATTTGCTACGGAAGTGCGGGTTTGTGGCGCTTTTAAGAGCTGGGCCAAAAGCCTTTTGTGCCTGTACTAAGGCGGTTGCAATGTTTTTCATGGTTTCTTTCAAGTTAATTCACGTTGTAGGTGCTGCAATTCTTCCGTGGCAATCTGGAGATGGTGGCGCTGGTCTTCTATGACTTGGCACAGCTCATGTACGCTATGTCGTAAAAAGCCCACTTGGTAAGCGCACCGGACAAGCGGGTCAGCGCTGCACTTGCTGCCGGTTTCAGCGGCTTGGATGATCTGCTCGGCATTCATGCTGACCACCAGACAACAAGGGAAAGGGCAAGGCCAAAGCCAATGGCTGTGGCAAGCAAGAGGTCAAAGGCAAGGTTTTTCATCTGTCCTCCGCAATAGACTTTTCGATCTGCTGAATGATCGAGGGGTTGATGATGTCCATAAAGTCTTTGTGCGACCCGTCAACGTGAAGGGCGTAGACTGTGACAATGACCGGCCAGCCTGGGCTTAGGTCGGTTGCTGTCTCGGCAGGCTCTAGGTCGGCTAAGCCGGTGTAGCGAAACCCGTCAAGGATTTCGTCAAAGTGAATGTTCATACTTGCTCCTAAAAGACCCACCGAAGTAGTGGGATTGCTATGGATTGTATAGATAAATTAACAGATGTAAAGTCTTTTGCCACAAATCTTTTTATAGGTTTGGCAATTCCTATAGGCATCAGCTATTGCACATTGCTTAGAAATCTATACAATCAGCGGGATGAAATTAATCACTGAACAACAACAAGCGGCGTTGCACAACGCCATTGCCAAGGCTGGCAGCAAGGCAAAGCTGGCGCGGCTGCTAGGGGTGTCTAGAGCTGCTGTGACGCATTGGAAAAAGCTGCCCAATGGCAGGCTCTACCAGCTACAGGTTATGCAGCCGGAGTGGTTTAAATGAACCATTTCACGGCCACTCAGATTTTGGACAAAGCCCGTGAGGGTAAACGCTACCCTTTGCACATCATCAACCAAGCACTGGAGTTAACAGGTGACATTGATGAACCACATGCTGCAATGCGAGGCGAGGGAATGGATCAGGCGGCACAGGCAGAAGGCCAGAGAGTCGGGGGCAAACGCAGCCCATTTGTGGTGGCGCAAGGTGTCATACGACATAGCGCGGATTCGTGGGCAGTCGGCGTTTGATGCGCTGCGTGACGAAATGAACAGGCAACGTGGTCACATTTGAAGTGCCAGGCGATCCCCACGGCAAGGGACGGCCTAAATTTGCTCGGCGCGGCAACTTTGTGCAAACCTACACGGACAAAAAGACCACCAGTTACGAAGATTTGGTCAGGTTTCACGCCAACATTGCAATGGTTGATTTAGCCCCGTTGCAAGGCGCTGTGGCGGTTTATATCTACATCAAGCTGGCAGTGCCTAAGTCGTACTCCAAAAAGCGCACAGAAGCCTGTTTAAGCGGTCTGGAGCGCCCAACAAAGAAGCCTGATTGGGACAATGTGGCGAAATCTATCTGTGATGCCATGAACGGGATTGTTTACATGGATGACACGCAAATCGTGGATGCCCATGTGACCAAAGTTTACGCAGCTAATGCGGGTGTTGATGTTGGAATAAAGGAAATTTAATGAGCTATATCGTGGCATCACTGCCGCCTGTTAAGTGTTTTGTTAAGCGTGAGTTTTTGTACAACTTTGAAAAGGGGTTTGGTGAGTTAGAGCCAGCCATTTGGGTCAGCCTGAAAGCCTTGCGCGGCCAAGTGTTTCGCATTGAGTCGCTGCTGCCTGCTTACGGGGCGCTTTACGACAAGCTGCCTATCCATGCGTATGTGTGGCATGCAGACGCTGGCAACCTGCCTATTGACACACTCCAATTGTGGGACTGCATGGGCTACAAGTTCACAATTGTGGAAAAGATCGGGCTACGCAATCTTGGTGTTAAGTTCCTTGGCAAAGATAAGCTGTGGCACTTTGGCAAATACATGTTTACTGTAGACTTCTGCGCTGACGGGATGGAGATTGACACAGGGTTTACAGAACAAGCTGAAGAACACAAGTCTTTCAATTGGATTAAGTTGGACAACGGCCAATTTGCCTGCCAGCCCAACAACAGATGCCTGTGGTACGACCAAAGCCTGATCCCTGCTGAGACAAAGTTTCCAGACTTCCAAGCTGCTAAAAACTTGTGGACTGTAGACGGCACACGCAAGTGGTCAGCCGGTGATGATTGGTTCTACACGATTGAGGAAAAGACTTGATTCCCGAAGCCGCAGCACAGTCAATCAGGGATCGAGCACCACTCTACGGCGAGGCCAAAGCCCAGCGGGTCTACCTTGAGGAGTTTCGCAAGTCTAAAAAGGCCATGCTGATGAAGGACTCTTTAAAGTCTGGTGTAGAGGCTGCAAACGCACAGGAGCGTGAGGCTTATGCTGACCCTGAGTATGTCCAGCTCATCAAAGGTTTGGCGCTGGCTGTAGAAAAGGAAGAAACCCTCAAATGGGAGATTGAGGCAGCAAGGCTTGACATAGAAATCTGGCGCAGCCGCGAGGCCACCAACAGGACACAGGACGGGGCGCACAGGTGATAAAACACAAGTACATCAGAAGCAAGAAGCTGTTAAAGCTGGTGGCCGGTCTGGACTGCCAATCTTGCGGGTCTGGTGAGATGGTGCAAGCTGCCCACACCAATTGGGGCGGTCACAAGGGCAGGGGCATTAAGGCTGATGACAACTTGGTCGCTGCTTTGTGCCTCAGATGCCACTATGAGATCGACCAAGGATCAAAGTTAAGCAAAGAAGAAAGAATAGAGAAGTGGCAGAAAGCCCACAGCAAGACTGTTAATTGTTTGCGATCTGTTTGGCCTGTTGACATTCCTTTACCGGCTGATCTATAATTTGCTTGTCAAGTGCCGACACACAAGACAGACATGAGGCCATTTTCTCATGCGTTACCCTTTAGAGGGGACTGATGTGTCGGCATCAGAACGCAGTAGAAAGTGGCTTTTCTGCGTCCAGTGCCGATTGCTGATGACGAAACAATGCACCCATGTCGCGGTGGCTATCGAGGAAAGCGATGCGCCTACTGACAAGCCAGCGCGTGAACTTGCTAGGGGTATCACAGGAACAGAGCAAACGTGGTGATGTGA